ACCACCAACACAAATGAATATTGTTTCTAGTGTTGGTAGTATTGATAGTAAAACTGATAGTGGTTTTAAAGAAGTATTATCTAAAGCTGCAGAGGCACATCCTAATAGTCCACTTGCAGAGAGATATGGTAGAAAAACAGTAAGACAAACACAAGTAGAAGCCGCTAGAAAAAAACACACAAACCGTATTTTAAAAGGCGGAGGAAGATAAATATAACTGATACTATCGAGAAACTACAGCACGCCAGGCGATGGTCAAGAAGCTGAGTGGTCAATCCGATAATGTATCTTAAAGAGTGTAGCTACACCAACTAAAGGAAATATATGGCAGACTTTGACTTTTTAGAAGGTTTTGATATGGATGGTGATTGGGGATTTACCTCGGTCAAAGAAAAACCATCAGAAGAACAATCTAAACAAACAGAAACAGTTGTAAAACAAACCGCAGAGGGAACTGCCAAGGCTGTTTCTAGCGATATTGTAAATAGATTAGAGAGTAAACTAGATAAAGTTTTATCAGCGATTAACTCTACTAAATCAGCAGTAAACGAAAAAAATCAAACAGAGTTAGATATTGCTAAAAAACAAATGGATGATGAGTATGATTTAAGAAAAGAAAATCTAGGCAAAGAACAAAAAGAAAAGTTTGCTAAGTTAGAAAAACTTATCATACCGTTACTAATTAAATTAGCAAAATCACCAGAAGCCTATATACATTGGCCTAACAGAGCTGAAGTTATAGAAGCACAAGTAAAAAAAATAATAGCAATCACAAGGGGATAATAATGAAAGATAATTTAGAATCAAGTTTGAAAGCGATACTACATCATGAAGGTGGTTATGTTAATCACCCAAAAGATCCTGGCGGCGAAACAAATCTTGGCGTAACAAAAAAAGTGTATGAAGAATATGGTGGCAAAAAAGATATGAAAGATTTAGTTGTCGCTGATGTTGCACCTATTTACATAGATAGATATTGGGGCAAAATGAAATGTGATGATCTACCTAGTGGTTTAGACCTATGTGTATTTGACTTTGGTGTAAATGCAGGACCAGGTAGAGCAGCAAAATTCTTACAAAGAATGATTGGCACCACAGTAGATGGTGGCATTGGACCTATGACTTTGGCAAAAGTAAATGAGTATGTAAAAGAAAATACTATTGAAGAAACAATAGAAAAATACCAATCTATGAGACAAGAGTATTACGAAAGTTTATCTACATTCGAAACTTTTGGCAGAGGTTGGACTAGACGAGTTGAAGAAACCACTAAAATGGCGCTTGACTTAATCTAAAAAACCTGTTATAATAATATTATGAATCAAATGAATGCTTTTTTAAAAGACAGGTACGACATGAAAACATTTAATCATGTCGATCTCTCAACAACAATACCAGATATACAAACAGAAACCATAAAAGGTAAAAGATTTTATATCACACCAGAGGGTAAAAAGTATCCCTCTATCACAACAGTTTTATCCACTAGAAAAAACGAAGGTCTAGTTAGATGGCGAGAATCAGTAGGTGACGCTGTTGCAAATAATATTATGAGAGGTGCAGCCAAAAGAGGAACTGCTGTGCATACTTTAGTTGAGAATTATTTAAACAACGAAGAATTATCAAAACAAGATGTGCTACCTGTCGCACTATTCACGCTACTTAAACCTGAACTAGATAACATAAATAGTATTAGGATGCAAGAGGGCGGCCTCTACAGCGATAAATGGGAAATCGCTGGTCGTGTTGATTGTATTGCAGAATATAAAGGCAAACTATCCGTTATAGATTTTAAAACATCTACAAAAGAAAAACAAGAACAATGGATAGAAAATTATTTTATTCAAGGCTCAGCATACTGTGAAATGTATGAAGAAACTTTTAAAGAGCCTATCGAACAAGTTGTAATTCTCATAGTGACCGAAGATGGTGCCGTACAATCATTCGTAAAAAATAAAAAAGATTATCTGCCTTTATTAGGCCCTGCAATTAAGGAGTTCAATGAAATATTTAAAACATCTGATTAGATTATCTTTTATTATATTATTATTTTCAGTAATTACAAAAGAAGTTATTGCTATACCAAATGTCGGACCTGAATTACCACCTGACGCACCTCAACCTAAATATAACTATGAGGGTTTGATAGAACAACCAATACCTGTTTATTGTGGTCTATCTGAGTTTGTATTAGACACATCAAGTAAAATGATGGGAGAAAAACAAATTGCAATAGGTCAGATTAGAAAAGGTGGACAACCATTTGGTGATCTTTTAGGCATATTATCTTTTGGTCATAATCCTGAAAGAGATAGTGGTACTTTTATGATGACAATGCCCGGCATGGGACCTAATGGTGAAAGTGTATCTTGTATATTAGGTTATGGACTAGACTGGCAGTTTTTTAATTACGATGGCACCAGAGCTATACCAGAAGATTCTCTGTGAAGATAATGAGAGTAAACAATAGGGACTAGGGGGCAGTACCCTACGCCTCCACCATAAAATTATGGGGGCGAAATAGGATCGACCGTTGACTAGAAATCGTATTGGAGAGGATAGTCGAAAGACTTAAAATTTACATAAACGCAAACTATAATAACTTTGCATTAGCGGCCTAGGTCGTTAGGGGTTTGCCAGTGCCTTGCAACAGAAACTGGCACCACAGCTTGACAAAATATAAAAACAATAGTATAATAGACTATAATGATTGTTACACCTAATAAATTTGCTTTACTAATAGAAGATATAGTTAAGACGAAAAGAATTAGTTATATAGACGCTGTTGTGTTGTATTGTGAAAAACATAATATAGATCCATCGACAACAAAATCTATGATTAACAAGAATTTAAAAGAGAAGATAGCATATGAGGCACAAGGTCTGAATATGTTAAAAGAAAAAACAGCAAAACTACCAATATAAGGAGATATATTATGACAGGTGCAGAAATAGGTATTGCGATTATGGCAGCATTATGGATTGTAGGAGTTCTATCAGGATAAAGTGAATGGTTTTGAAGTATATAAAATCTATCTGGCAATCAAGCTCCACTTCACAAGTAAAAACCAATCTTATGACTTTCATAAGCACAACGGAAGAACGACTGCGAGACTGGAAACATTTACTAAAAGAAGGGATAGGTATTACTTTCACAGGCTTAGTAAATCTTACGACAATAAGTCTATTGTTAATTACTTCCTTAGCAATTTTGTTTCTAATACTAACTTATGGGTTGGTGACATCATTGGCAAAGCTGGTGATGAACATTATAAACAATGGTCTAAAAAAATAGAATCATTACATTATTATTATGAAAAAGATATTGATTATATTATAGAAAGAATGACAACAAAAGATATAAAATTTAATGATTTATTTTTGTCAATAGATGGTCAACATCCACCTATCATTAAAATGTTTCTAGCAAAAAAGATAAACTTTGAAACACTAATAATATTAGATGACATACTAAGATTTACTAAAAAACTAAACAAGAATATCAAAGAAAAAGTATTGTGGCCTAAGTTGTTTGATAGAATGAAAAGATATAAACCATTTTTGTCATATAATATTACGAAGTATAAAATCTCATTGAGAGATAAAATGAAGGAGATATGATGAGTGAAGAAGGAAAACAAGTAAAGACACAAGTATTTACATTAGGTGAGATAATACTTAAATTAGAAATGCCTGAACATTTTATTGAGGCCGTAAACAAAGCAATTGATGAAAGAGGCGATAGTATGCCTGACTGGAATCCTCAACTTGCAGGTAAAATTAAAAAAGAGAAACTACTGAATCCTATTTTAAATGATGACATAAAAGGTACTTTCATGATGTGTTTTCAAGAATACATGAAAAGATCAGGTTCAGTATTAGTAAACACACATCAATTATCTTTAGACAATGTTTGGGTAAATGATATGTATGCAGGTGAATATAATCCTGCTCACTTTCATTCTAGTAAAAATAGTTTAGTTGGTCTATCATCAGTTTTATTTTTAAAAGTGCCAGATACTTATGGCGAAGAATATACAAACAATCATGAACCTGCAAATGGTCATTTAGAATTTATCGGTGGTAATCAACATTCGTTATCAATGTCTCAAATGAGAATAAGTCCAAAAGTAGGAGACTTCTTTATATTCCCATATACATTGGTTCATGCTGTTTATCCATTTAGACAAACAGAAGAAATGAGAAGAACATTATCATATAATTGTGATATACTACCGAAAGTATTGGTAAAACCAGCATAATGTCCAATGTATGCCAAAACTGTGGTCATGAAGCACATGACGGTCCACTTTGGAAAGAGTTTACCGATGGTGATGGTTTACCGATTATGATAGAAGTTTGTAAAAATTTTGTAGCACAGCTTGACAAGGGTCAACAAATGTGTTATAATACAGTTAATGCAAAAGAAAATTAATTACTTTCTTTTAATAGTGCAAGGAAGAGAGTTTCACCCGAGGCTCGAACTTGACTGTTTAGGGGTTGCACCCAGGTTTGTAATCTTACCAATTATGAATCACATACTCGGCAGAGTGAAGCAGGTTGTGGGGGTTATAGGAATGGTATCCGGTCTCTCACTTGTGGGTAAATCCTAGTCCCACCTATTTTGCATTATAAATAATTATGTCGATTTATACAGACAAAAATATATACAATAACATACAATTAACATACGGAGAATACATATGAATACAAGTATTGCGGCCTTAAAAAGGTCAAAGTCTAATCTAGACACACTCATAGGCGAACTAAACAAAGTCGCAGAACCTCAAAAACAAACTAACTCATATCAAGATGATAGATTCTGGAAACCAGAACTAGATAAATCAGGTAATGGTTATGCAGTATTTCGTTTTTTACCTGCTGTAAAAGATGAAGATTTACCATGGGCAAGACTATGGTCTCATGCCTTTCAAGGTCCTGGTGGCTGGTATATTGAGAACAGTTTAACAACACTAAACAAAAAAGATCCAGTTAGTGAATCAAACAGTTTACTTTGGAACTCTGGCGTTGACGCTGACAAAGAGATTGCAAGAAAGAGAAAAAGAAAATTATCTTATATTGCAAATGTTTTGATTGTTAGTGATCCTAAACATCCTGAGAATGAAGGTCAAGTAAAATTATTCAAGTTCGGTAAAAAGATATTTGATAAGATTACTGAGGCGATGAAACCTGAATTTGAAGATGAGAAACCTATCAACCCATTTGATTTTTGGGAAGGTGCAAACTTTAAACTAAAGATCAGAAAAGTTGA